TATTAGTTTGAAAAGTATTTGTATAATCCGCTATAGAAACAATATCACCAGCCGAAGGCGTTGCTGGAAGTGTTACTGTAATAGCTCCAGAAGTCGTATTTACAAAATATCCATTACCACTTACAGCAGTAAAACTTGCAGTCTTTGCTGTAGTGTCCCAATCAACAGTTCCAGTTCTTCCAAAACCTGTTTGAGTTGCTCCACAAGCTAATTGAATAGTATCACCTGATTGACCAATCGTTAATGTTGATCCGCATTGTGATGATATTTGATTAACTTCTATTTTACTCATTAAATAATTACCAATGTTCCTGTTACTGTTTGTGTTCCAGTAATAGTTACTGGTCCTGCTAATACGCCTGAATCTAGAGTTTGGTCTTCAGATAAAGTTGAATTATGTGTTACAACAAAAGTTGTTGCATCCATAACTGGAGAGATAGTTTTCTTCGCTGGTAATGTACAGAATACATTTTTAGTACCTGCTGAAAAATTTACTGCAGCATCACCGTTTGATGAAGATATAATTGTATCTCTTGATAAAGTATCAGGAGCAGCATCGGTTACTGTACCAATACCAACCTCCCACTCATTAGCACTATTTAATTCAATAGCATAATAAGTCGTGTTTCCTGTACCAACACCAGATACAAAACTTTCATAGCCAGTTTCTGCACCAGCTAAATTAATAGTTCCAGTTCCAGTAGTTGTACTTGTTTCTTTAACTCTATCGTTAATTACTAAAGCCATTTCTACTCCAAAATTTTATTACGCGTCGCCAAGTCTAATGATTGCATTAGATGAATCAGCAGTTGGAAACTGAATAACGAAATCACCGTTAGTCGCTGTTTTATCTCCGCCGAAATCTAAAACTAATACTGCTTCATTAGTTGTGTCTTTATAAATCAGAGCACTATTTGCAGTTAAAGTTACAGAACTAAAAGTTAAGTCTGCAAAGTCAACATATGCAATGTTACTTGATATTGCTACACCGTTATTAGTTAAAGTATTTCCACCCGCTGTATAGTTTGTACCAGACGAAGAAACTTCGTTAGTAGTTGTATAAGCTGTAGTGGCAGTACTGAAACCAGCTAATGATGTATAAAGTGCAAGTTTGAAAGTTGATCCGCCAGAATCAAAATCAAACACACCACCAAGTAGGTCTGTTTTAAAAGAGTCAGGTACTATATTAGCCATTTGTTTTTCTCCTTAATTATTTTAGGGTGATGGTGATTTAAGTGGAGTACGAATAACACCATCTTGATATTCGTCTCGGCGTCTACGACCTTGTTGTTCGATCGCGTACGATTGTATAGCCCTTTGATAAGACTGCATGTAGTATTGTAACATATCTGCAGGACCTTTCAAGTATCCATATGCTTCTACCAGAGAAGCGTACAAAAGTAAATCCTGATATTTATTAGATAAATAAGTTCCTTGAGTGCTTCCAGGGGAAGCTGTAATTGAATCTGGTTGTTTTACATAAGCTAATGTAATTAAATATGTAGAGTCTGGAGTAGGTGCTACAACCCAATAATTAGCGTCCCAATTAGCATAGTACTTAGGTAATCCAGATTGAGTTCCCGGTGTATCATAATAAGCTGCCATATATGAAGTATCTTTTTTTTCTAAAAACACTTGATTACCAGATGCATCAGTGAGTTGAGCATATCTTATAAATCTTAAATCTGATGGAATAGTGACGTATCTATTTCCAGTTTGTAAATTTGATGTAGCATAAAATCTATTGTCATCAGAATCTGCTTCTCTATAAATTGTATTTTCAGCATTCTTAATTATAGAATTTAAAATAGAATCACTTAATACAGAGCTATCTACTTCTGTATAGTTTCTAATATCATCTTGTAAGTTTGCTAAAGTGTATGCCATTAACTAGTAATCTCCTGACAAGCTTTGCAAGATTTTTTATATCTTGTATGCTCAATACAATGTTTTGGTTTTACTTCCTCATACAAAACTAAATGAGGATCCTGTCTTTCAGGTTTAAATATATTTCTAATCCAATTTAAAAAATGTGTTATCATGCTTGTATTGTTACAGGTCCTACTGAACACCCGTAACCTCCTCCTTTTATATTACCACTTGTAGCAGTATCTGTATCAACTGTAAAATAGAAAAAATTTGTTGTTAAATAATCAGTTGATGCATCTCTTGCACCGCTTATATATTGTCCTGTTCTAATTGTATATCCAGAAGCGTTTGCAATATTTGCTCCTGTAATTCCATCAAAGTCATTAGGATCTGCGTAGTCTCCTGAAATTGTTGAAGGTCCTCTAAATACATAAACTGTTGAATCAGTTAAACCATGACCGGGAGCATAAACATTTATAATTGATGAGCCAGCTTGATAAGTTGTAAATGGATTTTCTGGTAACATGACCGTGGTGCTTGGTTCTGTTCTCGCTATTCTTACTTGTGGTAAAGCTATTCCATCTGCTCCGTGTGGTTTAGGTTCTAATTGTGGTTGCTTAGGCTCGAACTCAGAAACATGGACCAAGGAACCATTCCATTCTTTAACCATTTCTTGATATGGAAATTCCATTCCTGATCTATCAGAAATTGCTCTTGCGTATTTACCTGATGCGAATTTTGCCATTATGTTCCTGGGTAATAAACTTTAGGTGTTATAAAAGTACTAGAATCAGAACCATCTTCTTGTAAGGCTCTTTGAAATTCATCTTCATAAATAAGTTTTAGTTGTTGTGTAAGTTGTGGTGCATACTTCATTGATAAATAATATGCTAATCCAGAAACCATGCATGGAACAAATCTAAATGGTAAATCTGTTGCATTAGTGTAAGCTCCAACATCTTGTATTCTATTTATATAATACATGTGCATATAATTTCCTGCATTTGTCGAATCAGGAGTTGGATAAATATGTATTCTTACCTTATCAATAAATCTTTCAACCCAATATTGATTAGGTGTTCCTTGTGATAATTTATTTGAAAAATTAGCGTAATCAGATCTAGCTACTTTAACCATTGGTGAATCTGATTGTGTAGTTGTATTATAGTTTTGTCTTAATTGTGCTTCAAGAACATCAGATATTCCATAGATACCGTTTGTAGGAACTGTAGTTGCACTTGTACCATCACTACTTGCTCTAAAAAAATCATATTCAGCTTGTCCTTGAACAAGATCAATATTAGTATCTGCTATTTCCCAATAATGAATACCTCTATTGCCCCATTCTTGAAGCATAATATTTAGAGATCTTCTAGATGTTTTTAATTGAAAACCTGTAACATCCGCTTGTCCAATTCTTTCAAAAGCTTCTTCTATTATTTCATCAATAGAAAAGCCTTTATCAAAAACTGTTGTTCCAGAAGTTGTATTGGCCATTTAGCCTCCTATCCGTCGTAGAAAACCGTAATGGAATTAAAGTCTCCTACTGTAAAAGCACAATATGCACCAGCACTAAATACTACTCCATCAGATGGAATATTAAAAGTTTGGTCACCGTTTGCTGCTCCAACTGTTCTAAATTTTAGTAATTCAGTTCCAGTTGCAGAAGTGTTTCTAAAAGAAACATCTGCTGTTGCAGCACCAGAAGATAACTGTAATCCTCTAATTCTAGTTCTGCCAGCAAAAATTATTCCTAATGCATTATTTGCCATTCCAACTGTAATAGCTGCACCTGTTCCATCATCAACTGAAACTTCTGTTACAGTTAAAAAGTATTCTGAACTTGAAACAGTATTAGCATTAACACCTGTAATAGTGTCTGTTAATGCATCTCCATTTGCATCAGTTCCTGTAATTGTAAATACTCTTGCATTAATATCTGAAGCACATGTTACAGTAATTAATCTAGCAGTGTTATCTCCAAAACTTGCAACTCCACCTGAAACTTGAGCGCCATTTAAAGTAATAGCTCCACCTGCTCCTGGTGTTGTAGAAGTAATAAGACCATCTGCATCTGCAGCAGTTGTATCAGAAATAAACTTTGCTTTTACGTCTGTTGATCGTCCCATATTTTTCTCCTTAAAATTTTATGTGGGCCCGAAGGCCCACAAGAATTATTTATTAACTAGCGTCTGAAGAACCAGCAACACCGATGAACTTAAGTACAACAGTTGCACCAGTTGCTCCTGGGTCACCACTTAATACAACTTCAACTTCATCAGGAGTTGCAGTTGCAGCAGTAGTTGCTCCACCTGACATTCCTAACGCACCGTTGCAAGGGAAAAATCCTTTGAAACCAGTTGAGTTAACAGCAGCAGTGATTCCGTCTACGAAACCATCTGTGTCTGCATCAGTTCCAATGTCAACTAAGTTAACAGCATTTGTAGCTGCAGTTGTACATGCAATAACAACACCCATAGGGATGAAGTTTGCAGGAATACCAATTGCTGCTTCTTTTCCTGTAGTTTCACCATTAGCAACAGTTACTGTTGCAGTGTACTCAGAAAAAGTCATTGAGTTAGTAATAGCTCCAGTAGTAGAATTTTTAACGATTGTAGAAAAACCGTTTTCTGATCTAACCGGACCTGTAAATGTAGTATTTGCCATAATTATATCCTCCTAGTTTTCGAACATAGTCTCTAGGCCGTCGACTATACGCGTCTATGTTCTGATTTAATTTGTATAGTGATTAATTTATATATTAAATTATAGAAAAGTGCAAGGTATCCCTAGGCAAAAAGAGTCGTTTATAGTAATGTAAAGTCCTAATTAACCAGCGTAAAGATGAATTTCTTCGTCTCTAGGGTTTTTAGGGCTCTCTTGCTCGGCTAAGATTTCTCTGATCGTTTTCTTGATCTGATCTCCTAGCAAAGACATTTCCGGTGTTATTTTTCCGCCGTTCTTTAAGAACAGTTCATTCCATTTAGACTCGAACTGTATTTTCCTCGCGAACAACACCATCTTTGACTGAGCCATTGTTAACCTCCTCATAGGTTATATAAAAATCATTTACAGTACTTGTGTATTGCAAATCATTTTCTTCCCACTTTATATCAGATTTTCCTAGAAAGTCAATGATATGTGGATGAAGCTCTTCTACTGTATTAATGTCTTTATTGCTTTCAATTTCAAACGAAGTTTGAAGATATTTTGTAAATATTTGTACTAAGTATTTTCTCATGAATCTCACCGTTGTAATTTGTAAATGGGGCCGTTTTAAGGCGGCCCCATTAAATAAGGTTAATTACGCACCTTCAACACCGAAGATACCTCTAGGGTCAGATACACCAAATGAGTATCTTTCTCTAGCTTTGTATCTTACGTTGCCAGTATCGAAGTCACCTTCCATAGCAGTTTTCAACGGTGCTCTTTGGAACATTTTCATTCCATTAGGCACATCAGTGATAATGTAGAACGCATCAGAGTCAGTTAAGTAGTTGTTAACTCTGTATCCTTGAGGAATCATACCCATAGATACGATTGCGTTGATGTCATTATCAGCTGTAGCTGTTCTGCCTTGTGACTTCATAAGTCTCTCAGCTGTGAATTGTAGCTCAGAAGGAATAATCATTTTTACTCCTCTAGCAGCAATTCTTAGACCTCTTTCATCAGTCATCGCAGCGATGTCGATTAGCGATTGTTCTAATGAAGTTTCGTTTAAGTCAGCTTGAGTAGTCAAAGTGTTTTTGAACGTACCCGCAACTGTTGGGTGAGCTGTACTAAATAAAGCTACGCCATCACCTGATTTGAAAGTAGCAGTTGATGGTAAACCGTTGATTAAAGGCTCAACAGATTTAACTTGTTTAGCATTGCTCATAGATCTAGCTAAAGCTTTTGTATATCTAGACGCAAGTCTGTCATACAAGTTGTCCTCGATCGCTTCTTCAGTGATCGCGAACGCTAAAGCTACAGTTTCGTGACTGTAACGAGCAGTAAAAGTTTCTTGCGCTTCGTCGTAAGATACGCCGGCACCTTCACCTTTTACTTGTGCGTTTGCAAAGCCAGATAACATAACTTCTTCTTCAAAAGCTCTGTCAGATGACTCTGTAGTATAAATCTCAGCATGCTGATTTTCATACCTTTTATATTCCAGGCCGAATAGTGCATTCAATCCTGGCTCTAGTTCTTTAACTAGTTGTGATCGTGATATAGCCATAATTTATTCTCCTATTCTCCTATTACGATTGTAGTTCTAACAAGTTAGGAACAACTACAACAGATCTAAAAGCAGCATTAGTATCGTTTTCTGGATCTTCTGCTGATCTTAATAATCTAAATGTTTTGTTGTCCGCACCTGTAGTTCCAATATCTAGTGTTGCTTCTGATTTACCAGTTGTGTTGTCACCAGTAGAAGTATTCATATCATAAGTTTCTAAATACCCTGCTTGTGCCACTGCGTCATCAGTTGCTACTACATATTGTTGTGTTGGGTTGTCTATTACAAAAGCGTCGATGTCTTCGCTGTTTGCAGGTGTAATTGGTTGAAGGTAGAAATTCGACCAAGTTGGCTTTAAAGTGTTAGCCGCATTGTAGAATATCCCATTCAGCACACCAATGATTGGTGCAGCTGCTGTTTGACCATTAACTATATAACCTGCAGCGCTAGCTACAGCTCCGCCATTGTAGATAGTAGTTGTATAGCCGGCGTCGATTTTATATTTCCCTTGACCAGAAGTCGCTGGAGTTGATCCAAGCGTTCCTGCAGGAATAAGACCGAAACCTTGTGTGTTTCTATTAGCCATATTATTGTCTCCTATTACAATAGTTTAGTTGTTAGTTTAATTCGATGAGTCAGAAATAACAAAAAAATTATTTCTTCGTACCACCGAAGGTTACACGAGACTGTCTATCAACATTGATAGGCATCCTCTGGTCCTGCTCCTTCATAAGATCGTTATCGATTGCTTCATCACGTTGTTTATGACGGTTAGTCATATACTCTTGACGTTGTTGCGCGATCTCTGTTGGTACCTTCGCAAGTAAAAGGCCACCTACCCCAATCACTCCCTTGTATTTGCCGTCTTCGACAACAGGATAATCAGATGCATTTTCGACTTCTTCAGATCTAACAAGTTCATAACCTTCTCTTAATCGTCCAGTTACGTTTTTAGTATCTTGAAAGCCAACGCTTTCTGCTCTTATCCATCTATACCTGAATCCATCAGGTGCAGGGGGTGCATCTAGAGAAGATGGTGGAACCCAAACTTTTGGTCTTTCCGTTTTAGACCTAGTTTCGTTCGCACGAGAAGTTTTGTTATCTTTTTCCATGTTACGCTCCTTCCGTGAGTTTGATTTGTTTTGCGTATTCTTCAAGTGGCACTCCTAATTTTTTAGCTATTGCTACCTGTGATGAAGTGAGTCTCACAGTTTGCCTTCCTTGTCTTACGTTACCAGAACGTTTAACAGAGGCAACATTTTGCGTCGGTCTATTTGTCGACGTTTGAGAGTCTCTTGTATCAAATTTATGCGGAAATTCAAGTCTTATTCTTTTATCAACTTCTGCATAATATTCATCAGTTTGAGGGTCAAAACCTTCTCTTTCAACTAAATCCTTATGAATTTCAAAGGCAGTAAAAGTCATGGCTCTATCTTTTCCAAACCATGTATTTCTATTTGCCCAAGTTTCAGCTTTTGGATCCGGTGAAGGAAGCTCTTGAGGTGTGCTTTCTGGAAGATTTGCTGCATCCGATAACCTTGGTGCAGGCTCTTCTTTTTTGATTGATTGCTGCTCTTTTAAAGCAGTGAGTCTAGCTTCATCAATTGATAAAGCAGCGATTTTCTTCTGAGCTTCAATTTGAGCCGCAGCATCAGCATTCTCGATGGCTGTTGCTAACTCTTTTTGAGCAGAATCTAAACCGGTTTTAACTCTTGATTCAAACTGCTTAACATAATCTTCATTAACTTTTGAAAATTTAGTTTCAGTAGTTTGTCTTTTAGCTTCGACGCCTTTTGCATAGTCTAGTGCCGCTTTCTCTCTTCGCTCTGCTTCTCTTAACTTACGAGTAAGTTTTGCGATTCTAGATTGAACACCTTTACTATATTCTTCTAGTTTGTCGTCCTTCTTTTCCTCTTGTCTTTGTTCTACCTCTCCACCGTCTTCTAATTCTTGTTTCGTTTCTACTGTTTCTTGTTCCGTGTTTCCTGTTTCGTCTGAACCTGTTTCAACAACAGCTTCATCTTTTGTTTCTTCAATCTCTATTTCAGCATCAGGTCCTGATGTATCGATAGGTACTGTTTTATCTTCGTCTGGCATAGCGTCTCCTTCCTATGTTTTAGAACTCATGCAAGATGTCCTCTGGACTATCAATTGTTGCTAAAACTTCATCGTCGTTTAGCATAC